TTATCTTCCGTGATCGCCTAGTCCAAAAAGATCAAAGTCTGTTTTATGATGCCATTGAAATGGTTGGTGGTCCTGTGGTGGGAACCGCGCTAAACATGGAGCGTGGTGTAGGCATGATAGCAGACGGTAATGTAGAGCGTGGTATTGAAGCAATGTCACCAGCAGCTATACGTAACGTCTTAAAAAGTTATAGGTTTGCTACAGAAGGTGCTAACACGTTACGGGGCGACCCCATAGTAGGAGACATTGGAGCAGGGCATGTATTCGGGCAGTTGCTAGGTTTTGCCCCCGCAGAATATACCAAACAATTACAAGAGAATGCACGTATCAAAAGAAAAGAGCGTGCCGCTGGCGAACAAAAAAGCAAGCTATATAAAAGATATTATGTAGCAGCAAGGCAAGGCGATACTTCCGAAATGGAAGCTATTATGAAAGAAATAATTAAATACAACAAAAGGTTCCCATCTACAGCAATTACAAATAAATCGTTCAAGCAGTCTATGAAAGCGCACCAACGCACCACTTCACGTATGCATCATGGCATCGTAATCAATCCTCGTATGCGAAATGAACTTATGGAAGATGCAGCAGAGTATGATGACACCATAACGCTGTGGCAGGATTTAGGCATCGCAGATTAAAGAATCCCCCCGCCGAAGCGAGGGGCTAGTTAAGGGAGAACGACAGTCAACGAAGGAAACTGTCCTATACAAGTTATCACGTCATTCTCCAAACCCGCAAGCCAAATTTATTATTCTCTATTGTAACACGGGTCACTATCTCCCAACCCTTTATTAATGCTATATTTTTTACCTGTTTTATAGCCTTGTCAGTGTCAACGCACGGAACAAATATAGATGCGCTGACCACCATGTTATCCCAATTTACCACAACCCGTACTCCATCAGGGTTAAGATCATCAGTCTTCAGAACTCCCTGCATGACCTAACACCATCGTAGGTTGGGGGTAATATTTCTTATGTATATCATAGTCAGCTTCTGGATCATCGTCTGCAAATGCATCATTAGGTAAATTTGATTTAACCGGCGCGAACATTTGTTCTCTTTGTGCTTTATCACGCAACTCTAGGCTACCCCAACATCTGTCACTTATTCTTACGTACTCACGCTTGTATCGTTTCTCCATCTATCCTCTCCACTGAACAATCGACAATAATTACATCAGTTGGCGGTAGGTTCATGTGCGTACCTTTACTCAAACGCATCTTAGACTTACGCGCCCCCAACTTAGATTTAAGATCGTATACAAACGAGTTATAGTTTATCTGTTGTTCACCACACCAAGCCTTCAATGGCTTTGGCACTAGATATGCACGTTTTAAATCTGTTTCGTAACGAGCAACCAGCTTACCTCTAGGTAGTGCTTCTGGGATTACAACCGACTCAGCGTCTGTGTTTTGCTTGCGCAAATCATCTGTACTCTTGATCCACAGTACGTTACTCCAGTGTTCATGTATATAATCGTTAAGCACTTCTTCTACACCTACACTCATGTCCTCGACTTGGCGTTTGTTTTCTTTAAGCTGCTCTACGCCCCATTTAAATACTTTCTTAGTATTATAGTTCACAAGTCCTGCACGTTTTGCAAGTATAAGTCCTGTTACTGTTGCTGCTATAAGCACAGACCAAAACCTGTTTTCAGCAGTAAGGTTGGCTTCAGCGTCCACCCGTGCTTGTACTTCTGCTAACAGTTTCTTTGCGTCCTCTAAATTATTCATTAGGTATTGCACGTATTCTATGCCTGCGTGTCCGTAATTATCTTGTATTGCAGCAGAAAATTTATCTGTCTCTTCCTTTGTTTCAAAGTGCATACGTTTTACACGGCACTCCAAAATGCGCTGTGCTTCTGCTTTGGGCATAGCCTTTATAATACTGATACGCTCAACAATACTGGTGTTGCCTGTGGTAACGGATAACAAACTCCAAGCCTCACCCCGATGTCGCTCTGTATTGCTACCACTAGCCATACGACCACGCTGCCTACCACCAGTAAGTTGGTATGCAAGGTTACTAAGTTCCCTGCCATGTGAGTTGGTCAACTCGTCCATATATAACGGTAAGTTATGATACACCTCACCTCTGTTCATCTTGGTGTTATATGTGTCACGCTCTGTGGTAATCAGGTCTTCGGGCTTACCCCACACGGAAACCCCTGCTTCCATGGCGGTAGTCTTACCTACACCAGAGTCCTTGCTGTATATATGCAAGGCCGCACATTTAATTGGTGAGAACTGCATAAGAGCAGAACCAAACGACGTGCCTACTACAAACTGGTGTAGTTCAAACCCATCACGATTATAAAAATCTAAGGTCTCTTTCCATTTCTCCATCGTGCCTCGCGGCTCAAAAGAAGCAAACAACCCTGCTGTCTGATTAGATGGTGGATTGAACTCGACTTTATCTTTAAATATTTCCTGATTACCAAGCACAAAAGAACCACCGTCTTCGTTAGTCCAACCGAACTGTCTATGTGCTTGATCCGCAGTGCTGTTAGCTTGTAGCTCGTTCACCCATGTTGTTGTATACGACATAATTTCATCCATCTTTGTTACTGCCACGCCTTGCATGGACATATATTTTCGGAACTCTTCTCTAGAAGTAACCGCAGTTAGCGGCAAAGTAAACTCACGCACACCATCTCTAGGCAAATGTAATCGCATTACAACAGCTTCACCCAGCTCCACGTCGCGCAGTCGTCTAACAACGTATAAGTCGTTATGGTATATTACTTTCTCGTCAGGATCTCCATCGCTGTTAACAGTCCTGATGTACACCCCACCGTTTGCACCACGGAAGTATGGACGGGGATATGCAGGGATTACATACTGGTTTACGGGGTTGTTTGGGAGGTTCTCGGCTGGAGCCTCAACAATGTTGTCCTCGTCCGTGGCTTCGCGTATACGTTTACCTAATGTTATAGGTGATTTTATCTTGCCCCAATGTGGACATTCGGTGCATATACCTGACTCATACTCATCAAATCTAGCGCACAAGTACGGACCTTTTATAAGGTCTACCTTCTTTTGTGTAGCGCTTGCTGTGTAATCTGGATGCTTTTTTGATATTGCATGTATAGCTTTATCGGCATCTGTACAGAACTTAGCTATGGATAGCCCCGCTCTCCACATGGGTTCGATGCACTCTTCTTGATTAACCATTATGTTTCGTAACTGTTTACAACCACGTCCTTGTTGTGTCTTGCGTAGTATCTCACGAAACGTACTTTCCATATTACTGTTGAGTGTAGTCGTGACTGCATTGTTGCCATCAGGAGTATAACGCTTCGGCACAGGTATAGGATTGTTGCCTAATAGTTCAGAAAACGCATCAAAATCCACTGGCTTTATAGCAGTCTCGAAGAAAAAGTTTACTGCTGTAGGAGGGTCATCCTTGTGATTATGAGTTGTAGGTATACGCAACACACGAGCCGCATCTGCAGTGACCGCAGGATCAGCCAATAAATTGTTGTCAGCGCACAGTTTTTTCAATCGCTCTGCTACTGGCAACCAATCATCTAGACCCACAGGTTCGCTCAACATCCAGTACACATGCACACCGCGACCAGAGTTTACCATAACAGGTTTAGGTAAGGACAATCTCTTACAGAAATGCTTCAGCGCACCAATAGCATCTGATTGAGTCGCATAGTCCTTGCTTGCGCCACAGTCTAGATCAAGAAATAACGAGTTTAAATATTTAACATTATCTACTTTGCGTGACCCTGCTTCTTTGAATGTAGCGAGGGCGTAGTACGCATCATAACCTTCCGCATCCATATTTTGTGCGGCGTCTATTACCTGATCTATCGACTCATAAAATTTTTGTATTCTACGATCATCATGGGCGCGAGAAGCAAAAACACAATAGTGTCCTTCGTTTGCTAGTGCTGCCCTTAAAAAAGTTCTTGTTTCCATAATAACTAACACCAAAACCGAGAGGCACTGCGGCAAGGGTGTCGGTACACACCCAGTTCAGCCATAGCCTAGCCGCAGTATTTTTGGTTATTAGTCGTCCCAATCGTCTATGATAGAACTTAGATCATCACTACCCTTTTCTGGTGCAGCAGGTGCAGTTTTCTTTACCGCCTTCTTTGGTTCATCTACTGTTACATCCTCAAAAGGGTTGTCGTCTTCTTTTGGACTATCTTCAAAACCCTCTACCGCACCAAACGGTGATTGTTCTTCCATAGGCTTAAGGTCAATAACCTGCACCGCATCTAAGCGTAAGGATACTCCAGCACCCATCGCCCCATTATACGGAGTAAATACGACAGCAATGTTAACTGTACTTCCGTTGGTCAGCAAGAAATCATCGTCTAGTTTCTTATTAGATGCAGAATATTGTGCAGGTTTACGAGTAGCTTCCGCTCCATATGCACCTTTTAGTTTTGCTTTGTGGGTAAATGACCCATCATCATCTTTCTTAAAAGGCATTGGAAACTTGTCAGGCCATTCAGAATTTTCTGCCTGTTTCGCAGCATAAGCAGTTTTCATACGCTTATACAGTTCTTTAGCCTGTGCCTCAGTCATACGGAACTGAAGTGTGTACGCTGCACCATCATCAAACGCATCACATGGTACAGATTTTTTCTCTTTCGCATCAAACTTATAGGTGCGATTAATACGAGGCCACATAGCCTCTACGTTTTCTAGAGTGTATTTTGTGTTTACAATTTCAGACATGTCATTCTCCCGATGTCTTATTGATCTTCGTCAAGTAGTTCTAATAGGTCAGCATCTTCATCCGTTGCCACCTTAGACCCTACTGTTTCTTCCTGTGTGGACATTTGTGCAACAGGCTCTTCTACAGTCTCAGTCTTCTTCGTTGTTAGTGCTTCTGATATATCAGGAATGCAGAATCTGTAGGTGTTACCAACACGAATGTAAGTATCCTGTGGAATCTGATCCTGACGAACCCAAGCACGGATTGTCGATACAGAAACACTAAAGTGTTTAGCTACATCTTCAATAGGCACATATTTTGGTTCCATTATTTCTTCCTCACAGCTATTGAGTATTCAGAGTCTATATTCAAGCCTTCTGGCTTTGACTCAGGGTTTTCTTCTAAGAACTGTTTAAGATTTGTCTGGTTCAAACGTTTCTCTAATAACTCAGGCACTTGATGCTCTTTAATAAACTCGTGCATCTTCTCCCAATCATTAGTCCAAAACTTTTGCTTTACAGATCTATAAAACAATCCTTCGGAAGTCCTTACACTCTCGACGTTATGTGCATTACAGTAGTCGAGTAGTCCTTGTTTAATTCTCTCTAATTGACGAGAGAGAACAGAATCCTTGTCTTTAAATTCTGCCGACAGCTTCGCCCGTTCTTCACGGATTCTAATGTAAGCCTTGGTCAGCTTATCTGCGGTTATGTCGCCCATACCGTTCTCCTTAAACGTATTGTTTCATACAATGTAGTGACGGTATGTGTGTTAGTCAAGTAGTTCTTTATAAAGGTCGATCATTTTTGTGTGTACGTCTATTCTGTTATCTAACAGTGTGTAAACACGTTTCTCTACGGGTGATCCGTGAAGCTGAACAACGGTGCATTTGTGTTTCTGCCCTGATCTATGAACACGAGCGTTAGCCTGTGCATACGTTTCTAGAGAACTGGTTGGCCCCCACCAAACTACAGTATTCGCTGCTGTTAACGTGACACCATGTGCAGCAGATTGGGGCTGGATGACAAGCACCCGTAGATTCGGTGCTTCTTGAAAAGTTTTAAATATCTGTGTGCGGTTGGGCGCAGATACATCACCACGAATTACCTCTGTGGTAATACCATCCTTGCGTAGTTTTTCTGTAAGTATATCAATCGCATGTTTGAATGGTACAAATACCAAAACTTTCTGGCTAGACTCATCAATCACTTCGCGTAACACTTTGTAACGATGTGATATGTCAAACTCCAGCACATCACTTTCGTCTGTATACACAGCCCCTGCCGATATTTGCAGTAGCTTACTCATAACTACGGCGGCATTTACAGCAGTGATCTGTTCACCTGTGATCTGCATAACCAGCTTCTTACGTAGTTCTTCGTAGTATTTCTTTTGTTGTCTGGTTAGTTCAACCTCACGCTTTACATACACCATATCGGGTAGGTCAAGGCACTCGTCCTTGGTAAAACGTATGGCTGGTTGCAGTGCGCGGAACACAGTGTCAGTTGCTGTCTCTTTGGGTATCCACTTGAAGTTGGATATCTTAATCATAATCTGATCGCGGAAAGAACTAGCAAAACGTGGCACAGATGTCGGGTTGACCAGCTTTGCCAGACCATAAGCATCCATAGGGCTTTGTGCTGCTGGAGTGCCAGTCATCATCCACAACCACGTATCAGGGGTCATAATCTTGTTGAGTGTCTTCCAACGGTTTGTCTGCGCATTCTTGTAGTGTGTGGCTTCATCAACAATAATTAAATCAAACCCACCGTTTGCTATCTCGTCTTTAACTATAGCCACACCATCGTAGTTTATGATTACGTACTCAGCACCTTGTTCGATTATCTCTTTACGTTTCTTACCACTACCATAAGCCACATCTACAGTTCTATGCGGTGCAAATGTAAACAAGTCATCACGCCATGCACTATCCATGATCGAGAGCGGGCAGATAACTAGCACTCGTTTAATTACTTGTTTATTAAGTAAAAAATCTGATGCCCATATAGCGCTGGCGGTTTTGCCTGTGCCTTGCTCGTTGAAGCAGAATGCTTTTCTATTTAGTGTAAGAAAGGCAGAGGTAGTTTTCTGGTGTGCAAATGGACTATGCGTACCTGTCCATTGATATTGTTTTTCTATGGGTGAAGGTGCTTGAATATTTAAGTTCTTAAGCACTTGTGTTTCATCAACACCCCATTTAACCAAAACCTTGTTATCGGATAAAGCTTTACTCTTGGGTATGACTTCCGTTACCTGTTGTGGGTTCCGTAACCGTAACAACAAGGCTCTACCATTTTCAATAATTTCCACTGCGTTCTCCTTGTTAGTGAGTCACTAACTTTTCTTTTTATAATTGCGGCTGCGGTTTTTCTTTGGGCTTTCCAGCTTTGTACCGTCTTTATTACTACCGCCTTTACTTAATGCTTTATTGTGGCTTACATCTTTGCCTTTGCGCTTAATGCCTTTCTTATCATATGCACGTCTTGCACGTTGGCGTTCCATTCTGTCGGGATGCTCCCCACGCTCTTTTTGTTTTTTATACTCTTTTTTATATGGTCTTGGTTTTTTGGTGTAGGGCATCTAGTTGCTCCCGTTGTGAACACACTCCAAAACAACACAATGTCGCTTGCATAGCCCACTTGGATGGGCGTTCCATACGTTTTTCTCATGTGCTGTTTCCATGCGTTTATAGTTAGCCAACCACTTAGCCCAAAGAACTGGCAT